ATGTCGGTTTTTCATAACTGGCTGCTTGATATCGCAAGCGGGAATTACTTTATCTACATCAAACGCCTTTCTGCAAACGACACAGGCGCAACAGGTGGCCATCAGGTCGGACTTTATATCCCCTCAAATATCGTTGAAAAGCTTTTTCCATCTATCAATCATACTCGCGAACTGAACCCTTCAGTCTTCCTTACTGCGCATGTATCATCCCATGATTGCCCTGATACCCAAGCACGCGCAATTTATTACAACAACCGTTATTTTGGTAAGACCCGAAACGAAAAAAGAATTACGCGCTGGGGGAGAGGAAGTCCATTACAGAACCCTGAAAATACAGGAGCCCTCACAATTCTTGCTTTCAGGTTAAACGAACAGAACACTGACTGTTCCGAGGTAGATATATGGGTCTGCGTCAATCCCGATGAAGAGGATATCATCGAGTCTGCTATTGGCGAAATCATACCTGGAACCCTAATTTCCGGCCCTGCCGGACAAATTTTGGGCGGATTGTCTCTTCAGCAAACTCCAGTAAATCATAAATATGTTATTCCTGAAGACTGGAAGAAGCGTTTTCCTTCTGGAAACGAAATTATTCAATATGCTGCTGGCCATTATGCTAAAAACTCCAAGGATCCAGATGAGCAACTGATTGACCGTCGGCGTGTCGAGTATGATATTTTTCTACTCGTCGAGGAATTACATGTTCTTGATATTATTAAGAAAGGGTTCGATTCTGTAGATGAGTTTATTGCATTAGCCAACTCTGTCAGTAATCGACGTAAATCAAGGGCAGGTAAATCACTTGAACTTCACCTAGAGAAGCTTTTTATCGAGCACGGACTACGGCATTTCTCCACTCAGGCAGTTACTGAAGGTAATAAAAAACCAGATTTCCTGTTTCCTTCAGCAGAGGCATATCATAACGCTGAATTTCCTGTAGAAAACTTACGTATGCTGGCAGTAAAGACCACCTGCAAAGATCGCTGGCGTCAGATACTGAATGAAGCAGATAAAATCCATCAGGTACATTTATTTACGCTGCAAGAAGGTGTTTCTTCAGCACAATACCGAGAAATGAAAGATGCGGGTGTCAGACTCGTTGTACCATCAACTTTACATAAAAAATACCCAGAAGCAGTTAGAGAAGAATTAATAACGCTCGGAGCATTCATTACTGAGCTGATAGAACTTTACACTGAACTATCATAGGCTGACTCCCGGCTTAAAAGGCCGGGAGGTGTTCTCAAGGCTGCCCAGTCTTACCAGCATCAGCAGAAACAGCTTTGAGGATATAGGGTTCCAGAAGTCTGGCAACGGCTTCAAATACTGGCACCACAACGGAGTTACCGAACTGCCGATATGACTGAGTATCTGAAACCGGAATACGGAATGGTTTCCCTCCAGGTTTTTCAAACCCCATAAGGCGTGCGCACTCTCGGGGAGTCAGCCTGCGTGGTCGACGAGCCTGGTTACTCTCATTCATAAAGTCAGCCTCTCCCGTTGCCATATCCCAACCACGATCAATAAGAATTTCTGATCCGTCTTTGTGATATCTGGCAGAAAGTGTGCGTGCAATGCTTTCCTTATTCTCAGGATTGACCAACCCAAAGCCAAAACCATTCCCCTTGGCTGCATGCTTTTTGGCGTAGTTATAAAGGTACTCCCATAGTTTTGGCGTAAGTATATATTTACTGTCGACTACAGGCTCCAGCAATTCACCAAATGATGGGCGGTGTTCCGGATAAAAACGACTGATATCACGCAAGGTAAACCCCTTGTGAATATTCAGATCTCGTCTAAATCCGACCAGAACAATGCGTTCACGATGCTGAGGCAAAAAATGCTTCCCATCGATAATCTTTGGATCGTTTTTTCCCATTTCTGCAGCATCGGCAACTTCGTAGCCCAGCTCGTCAAGGGTCTCCATAATGACTTTGAAAGTTTTACCCTTATCATGGCTCTTCAGATTTTTGACATTTTCCAGCACAAAAATTGCCGGTTTTTTTGCTCGTATAATACGTGCCACGTCAAAAAAAAGTGTTCCTTGTGCTTCACATTCAAAACCATGCGCACGACCAAGTGAGTTTTTCTTACTAACACCAGCAAGGCTAAATGGCTGGCACGGGAACCCCGCAAGAAGCACATCATGATCCGGCACATGCTCATCAATATATGCATAAGCATCCGTTTCCAATACATCGGTTTTATCACTCAGCGTGACTTCCCGAATATCGAGATTGAATTTATGCACCTGTTCATCGTTAAACCAGTTGGCCTTGTATGTACGCACAGCATCTTTATTCCATTCACTGGTAAAAACACACTGGCCTCCAATGGCCTCAAAACCTTTCCGTATCCCTCCAATTCCAGCAAATAAGTCAATGAAGCGGAAAGCATATTCCGGATGGTTTGCAGGTGGTTCTGGTAGCATCTTACGCAGAAGAGACTCTTCTACTGAAGTCAACGATTTTGGTAAACACTTGCCATTAATCCAGCGGTTAATGGTTTCACGGCTCCACTCATTTTTTCCGACTTTTCTCAGTAATTCAGCCACATACTTCTGATCATAGATTTCCAGCACTTTCTCGATAAGCTTTTTATCATTTTCCTGTCGCAGCTTTTCTTCCGCCTCGGCTTCCTTCAGCAGATGCTGTGCCAACACTTCAAATTCAGACATAATTCCTCCAAGGGGTCTAATGGGTGAAACTTTATCACTCATTCAACCCAGAAGGAAATGTTTTATCTGGATATTTAAACAGTGACTACAACGTAATCTAGCACTGGTGATGCTTTGTTAGGCATAGAGAATCATTCTATATACGACTAATGACAGAAAAACAGCAGACAAGTAGTTTGTTCATAAATTAACGCATACTACGTGCCTACGGTTTTCGAGACCGGTCCAATCATCAAACGAAACATAAAATTAGCTCACATTATGAGGAAAAGTATCTTTTTTGTACTCTGTAAATTCAAAGGCTTAGCCTCATTTCTCCGATGGTTTTCTCAACACTACTGGTTGTGAGCCCTTGCAATGTTCATTAATATACGTCTCACAAATAATTCATAGATATTGCAAAATGGATATTACTGAGTTTCCTTCTGGAGTAATTGAACACCTTGGCTGGTATGTATACCGATTGATTGATCCGAGGGACGGAAGCACCTTCTATGTAGGGAAAGGCAAAGGTAACCGCGTATTTGCCCATATGCGCGGTGAAGTGGCAGCGACTGATGATGACGAGTTACTGAGCAACAAGCTAAAGCAAATTAGAGAAATAAGGTTAGCAGGACTTGAGGTTATCCATGTCATCCATCGACATGGAATGACTGATGAAAAGACGGCGTACGAAGTTGAAGCAGCACTTATTGATGCCTACCCTGGGTTAACGAATATCATGAATGGTGCTGGCAGCAATGAATTCGGCGCCGCGCATGTCAAAGAATTGATAGCAACATATCAACCCGAAACCATAACATTTCATCATAAAGCATTAATGATTTCCGTTAACAGAAGTGCAAAGGATTCAGAGCTTTATGATGCGGTTCGATTTAGCTGGCGCATCAATGCCTCGCGCGCCAGTCAAGCAGAAGTCATTCTTGCCACTGTAAGGGGCATCGTTCGAGGGGTTTTTATTGCTGATAAATGGCTCAAATCAACACGTGAAAATTTCCCTACGATGAAATACTGGGACGAGGATCCTGACTTTGAGGCAACACAAAGTTCTCGCTATGGTTTTGAAGGTCGAGAAGCCCCACCTGAAATAGCAAATCTTTATCTTGGGAAAAAAATACCAGATGAATTAAGAAAAAAGGAGCTATGTCCCCGGTCCGTTACTCACCTAATTTTTGAGTATTCAATTGATAAGATTAAACCGCAGCACGTTATTGCATACAACGTGTCTGCGGTTTCAACTCCGCCGGCCCCCCCCAATCATGATTGGACAGCACTTGCAAAAAAAAGAAATTAGTATTCTCAGCAGGACACCGGTCAGATAGTGCGGCAGATCAATGTCTGGTGAATATTGATGTCCGCTGCCCGCTGATTCTATTGCCGAAACTGTGCGGGAAAAGATGTGGCAAGATATTGTTGGTAAAAAATTCTCAGTGACTTTATGCCAGCAAATCAGTTTACCTGGCATCCAGTATCGTGTGCGGTGGATAATGTCAAAAAACATGGGGAGTCGATTAAACAGGTATAATCGTTAAAAACCTTCAAACTCCAGGCAAAACCCTATTTCATAGAACATGTACTTTCATCTGGTATACATGAACGAATTATGACTGCGTTAGTAAAATTATCCTGGTTAAATTACAGGCAGAGATATATGTTCCAGTCCAGTGTTTTTTCGTTTACAATATTTATCTTTCATTATCACTTGACTTTATTAAAAGAGGTTCGTTGTGACGAATGTTTTTGGGAAGAGAATATATACCCTGGATGTTCTGAGAGGATTTGCCGCACTTTCCGTTGTGTTATGGCATTGGCAACATTTTTTTATGAAAAAGAATGCTGCATCTGACATAATCATAAACCGCCAACCTTTTTATGAATTTTTTCCGTCTTTTATCATTACGGTTTATATGCTGTCGAATTGTTTTTTATGATTTCTGGATTCATATTTTTTTATCTATACGCTGACAATATACACAGCAATAAAACCTCAGCAAAAACTTTTATAGTTAACCGTGTCAGTAGATTATATCCACTTTATATATTTACATTTGCTGTCGTGGCAATATTACAAATTATTTTCTTTAAAAGTCATAATTATTTTTTGTTTATCCTATGAATGACATTTACCATGCCATTCTGAATTTATTGATGATTCAATCATGGGGATTTGAGCGAGGTTGGTCCTTCAACGCCCCGACATGGTCCGTGTCGATTGAAGTACTTATGTACATGATATTTTTTATATTATGCAAGTTCACATCAAAAACAACATTCATATCAATTTTAATAGTTGCATTATCGTACTACTTTTTCAAAATTAACAATCCCATAATGATCGGCGCATTCTCTTTCTTTATTGGTGGTCTGACTTATAAAATTACGATTGCGGCCATAAAAAATATTAGCGCAAAGTTATTTTTTATTTTTGCTTGTGTTTTTCTATTGATCTCATGGGGAGTTATATTTACCCTGCAAGTAGCAGATATATTCTCAATTATCTTATTCGGATTTACCTCCATAATCTTTTTCCTTGTATCAATTAGCGCAATACGAAACGATTTTGGGAAAAAAATTGAATGGTTGGGCGATATCAGTTATTCATCTTATCTTTTACATTTTCCTTTGCAAATCATTGTTGTTTATTTAGCTGACAAGATTGGCTATGGACGCGATCTTTTTTACAGCCCCAAGGTATTCATTTTATTCATGCTTACATTAATGGCAATTAGCTATATGTCATATATATTCATTGAAAAACCATCGCAACAATTCATCCGAGATAAATTTCATTAAGTAAAGTCACTTTGCAATGATTAGAGTCAACAACTATTACTTTGACTCTAATCACACTGCAGTTTATCCGTATGCTCTATATTCATAAAAATCGACATCAATATATAGAATGGAAATAAACGAAACCGCGTCACATCCTCAATATAGAAGCGTTCAAAGCCTTGCAAACCATTGCGAGGCTTTATGTGTCACAGTTTTGTCCTACTTTTATTACACAAAAAGAATTGAGTTACAATTAAACCGCTTCTCCTCAACAGACTTTACTCAGCGAAGCACGGTTCATCCGGCCACTCAAAATCCGGTGCAATGCTGGTATCTGTTGCCGTCACAGCCTCGATATAATCCAGCACAACGTTAAGTCGGGTAGTTTCTTCTTGCGTCAGTTTGCGCCCGGCCTGCAGCTTTAACTGAATCACGCTGATATTGGCCATTGCTGCGTCTATCAGCGACTGTTTTTTCTGTTCAGCGTCAGCTACCAGTTCATCATGAGAACGTTCCGGAGGGAGCGGCGCAGTAAATACCCCGTCTGAATACCCCCAGCCGATTCCGGGATGCTCACTGATATCAGAAATATCAATGAGCTGCTGATTATCCGGCACTGTGAATTCAGCCTCGCCATCCCAGACAATGACATTCACAACCATCCCATTTTCAATAACTGCATATGACGCATTCATTATGCAAACTCCTCGATAATACAAATCCCAGCAGCACCTTTCCCGCCTGTCATACTGGTTCCGCTATAACCGGCATCGTATGCGCCACCGCCACCTGAACCATATGCCTTACCACTAACACCACCGCCAGCGCCTGCGCGTCCACCGCCCCCCCAGTACGATGTTCCGCCTTCACCGCTGACGCCGATATTTCCGGACTGACCGTCGCCTCCATTTCCACCAATGATGTTGATACCGCCAGTACTTGGCACACCGCCGTTACCACCGTTCGTGTTTGTGACTCCTGATTTTCCACCACCTTCACCACCAGGGGCTATTACCGATCCGAACGAGCTATCACCGCCCTTGAGGCCGTTCGTCGCACTAACGCCGCCGGCCCCACCTGCGCCGATAGTGACAGGATAACTATCCTTCGTCAGGATCAGCGTGGTGATTACTGTCCCACCTGCCCCGCCGCCAGCACCGAAAAACGTTTCATTATTGGATATAGCCTTACAGCCGCCCCCTCCGCCACCGCCGCCCGTTATTGTGACCCTGATCCGTTTTGTTCCTGGCGTCGGGGTGTACGTACCTGATGACGTGAAAACCCGGGTATTCACCCAGCGTCCCACGTATCCGCTTGTATCCCCCAAACCAAGGTTTTCGAGAGCCGTTTTCACCGTGCCGTCCGATTTGATATCGCCAAACGGATTCTTGCGGCTTAACAGCAGCGCGCGAAGTGCGGTAAGCAACTGATCGTGCCGCCCCTTCTCCAGACTGGCACCGGATGCCTCCACAACACTGCAAAGTTCCTCCTGCAACATGTCAAAGTAGTCATCATCCAGATCGGTGGCAGGCGTGCCTGTCTGGGGGTTACCACGGGTAAAACCGTTCTTACCCGCGCCGAACTTATCCTTTTGCGCGGTTTTCGTGTCTATACGATGCATGGATTACTCCGGATATTTAAAAATTACGTAGGTATGCGACGGGCAGAGTTTGTTAAGCACGCACTCGATAACGGTGTCCCCCCAGATACGCAGTGCGGAATCGCAGGGATCGCCACATGTCATCCAGGTGGTGTTGGTGGCAGCTGGCATATTGACCTGCCAGTAATACCGCCATTCCGGCGCATTCACCGCGTCAGTACAGGCCGATGAGCAGGTGAACGTGCTTTTGTCGTATCGCGTGATGGTGGCATCTGGTCTGCCCAGGGCAGCAAGCTGCGCAAGGTAAAAATCCTCATTGATGCCGCCCGCCAGGTTAACCTTCGCATCCAGCCGTTGCTGACGCTGGCGAAGGGTCTGCGTCCCTGCCGGAATACATTCATCCGGCAGGCCGCACAGACGCTCCCAGCGGTTTATCAGTTCGGTGGTGGTGCGCGGATCCAGCTCCCGCATCAGGGCATCCGCACGCTGATGAACGCGGGTTAATGACGGTGCCGCACCGGCAATCGCCGGATCGCTGGCTGACCACGCCGGACCGGGGGGCAACAGTGCCGACAACAGACGGATGTAATCATCGTTTGTCACGTCCATGAAATCGTCCCCAGTACCGCCAGTTCATTTTTTGCAATGGAGATATTGTCTGCCGGTGCAAGCAACTGATGGCTGTATTCCCCGTTCGCACCGGAAATCGCCTCACTGATACGCGATACCTTCAGTTCTCCCTGCGGATAACCATCACGCAGCAGGAACGAACGCAACTCCGCGGTGATGGCAGCCCGTATTTCCGGTGTGTCCGGCGTCACACGGATATGAAAATCCACCGTATGTGCCACCGGCCTGAACACATACAAATCAGAGCCTGCCACCGGGGCCAGTGGCCCGATATGTTGTCTTGCCGCCGTTTCCGTTGATTCTTCCGGAATGGGATTAATCAGGTCACTGCTGGCAATCATCACACCGACAGTCCCCGTTCCCATCCAGTGTCGGTATGTCCATGCGCGGGTAATGCCAGGCACTTCTTTAGCCCAGACGACATAGTCCCCGTCAGCCCCGCCCTGCGGCGTCCAGTAATACCGCTCAATGACGCGGGCGCGCCACGTTTCCAGCTCTTCAGTATCAAATCCGCCTGTCAGGGTGTCAGCCACACCGGAAGACGGCAGACCATTCACCGGCGTGACCAGGATTAATGCCGTACCGTCGTCAGCGTTACCGACCGCACCTGCACTTGAGCAGGCGATCGGCACGCGCAGGACACCACCGGAGCTGATTGCATCGTCAGTTGTCGTGTACTGCACCAGGTCATCGCGCTGAATAACACTCCCGGCAGTCACCTTCAGGCCATCGCTGACACCTTCCCAGCGCATATACCCGCTGGCAACCGTGGCTCCCTTACGCGGACACCGTTTCATCGCAGCATGTCGCGCCAGCCAGAACTCATCGCACAGGTCAGGCAGCATGTTCATTGCCAGATAATCGATGTACCCGTAAACCGTATGCAGCGCCGCCGCATACACCTTTGCCCGCACGTCTTCATCCATGCGCCGGAGCGTGTCGCTGACGTCCAGCCTGGCGAATAAATCGTTACGGAGCATACTGATATTTTCTGCCAGCGTCGGGCGCTGAAATTCACTGTCCGCCATGCGTTATCGCACTCCACAGATCATCAAAAGAAATCATTACCGGTCCGTCACGACGCCAGAGAGTGATACTGTTACCCAGTTCATTAATCCCGGTGCGGCGGATATCCAGATCAATGCGGGACACCACGCCGTCATCAATCATCCATTGCAGGCATTCGCGGATATACCCCCTTACCGTCTGCACCAGTTGATTGGTCAGTTTGCTGCGCTGAAGCAGCCACAGTCGGGAGCCGTAACGGTCATTCTGTACCGCAGGCCAGGTATCCCCCCACCATCCCATCGGGACGTCGGCATTGTCATCAGGCTCCGCCCGCCGCCAGGTAAACAGGGAAATCACCACGGCGCGGGTCAGCGGATCCAGCGGTGCGCTGGCGCAGGTGCGTTTACCGTTCACCGTCAGCCACAGTTCCATCATGCCTCCATCGCTTTATCAGGTTTGTCGGTGTTACTGCCCTGACCGTTCTCTCTGTGACGATGCCCGTTATAGGCAAGCCGCATCGCTGACATGGTGGTGCCGCCGGAGTCGCACAGGTCTTTCACCTGTCCGGTCACTTCAAGGTCCATTTCAAAACGTGCTTCAGGTGCATTGCGAAACGTGATCGTTTTACCTGCACCGTCCACCACGATCCCCTCCCGGGTCAGCGTCACGGACTGCCCCTGATCGTCATAGACAGCCACCTCACCCGTCTGCAGCCCTTTCAGGCGGTAGCGCCGGTCCGACACCGTAACAACCACCGCATGAGAACGATCGCCATCCGGAAACAACACCACCGCTTCCGCACCGCTGTTTGCCCTTGCGGTAAAACCGTAGGGTTCAAGATGTTCAACCCCGGCTTTGGGTTCACCGGCAATCAGGGACACATCCACGGTCTGACATTTCGTGGCGGCACTGATGCTTTTCACCACGGCCCGCCCAATCAGGCCGAGGAGTTGTCGCTGCATGGCTTCAATCGTCCTCATCAGAACGGGTCCTCCTGTACTCTGGCTTTTTTCTTTTTCCGCGCGCCGGGGGCTTCGGGTTCAGGCAGATAAGCATCAGGTGGGCCGACTCGGATTTCCGTCAGGGTGCCGTTCTGGTCCTGAGTAAACGTGACTTCCGAGACAAGCAGTTCGGTATTGTCGAAACCACAGACCGGATCGAAGACAATCACCCGCTGGTTGGGCTGCCACAGCGTACCGTTACCCTGTCGCCAGCCCTGCACCACATAGGTGGTTTCATCCGTCCGCGCCGCCCGTTGCCGGGCTTCAAAGTCCGCACGGGCAATACAGCCTGCCCCCGTAGCCTGCCCTGTCTGCCTGATATACATCGGACGGTAACGGGCAATAAATGCGTCTTCTGTGCGGGCCCGCAGCGCGGTGGTGGTGGCCTCACCGAAATCATCGTCATTTCCGGCACGCTGCCCCGCCACCTGGTAAACTGAAAACCGCTCCCGGATACTCTTCTCCGTATCGCAGGAAAGGATGTTTTCCCCAAGTACCAGCGCGGTATGTGCCCGCGTTGAGCCAATACCGCCAATCACTAGCCTGCCGTGCGGGTCGTCGTAAGCCAGCGCCTGCTGCTGACCGAGTATTTTGTTGATCACCTCAATCACCGTTTCACCGTGATCAGGCTGGACATCAGGAATAACACCAGACGGCGCACCGCTGTTCACCACCTCAATGCCGAAAGGCGCAGCAAGCGCCTGCGCAATCTGAACCAGCGATCGTCCGTTAAACTGTGTCGGTTCGGCTGCACAGTCAATCAGGTCAGCGGTCAGACTACGCCCAGCAATACCGGTGCTGACCGAACGGGCATCGTAACGAACGGGAGTCGCCTCCACCCAGCCGGTGATCACCAGCTCATCACCAATCAGCACTTCCACTTTTGAACCGTTTTTAATACGCGGCTGAAGCGTGGTGATACCCTCATCTCCCGGCCACTGGCGGGTGATCTCCACACTGAAATCCCGCGTCAGCCGTTCAATACCGGCACCGATGCGCACCGATGTCCAGCCATTCCACTCCCGGCCATTTACCCGTAGCGTGACTTTATCATTCATAGCACTGGCACCTTCAGAGGGATCACCGGCACAAAGCCGGGATGCGTAATGGCATTACGCCGGATAATGTCCGCGTCACGCGCCGCGTTATCAAACCAGGTCGCCGCCAGCACCAGCGCGGGTAAGACCTCATCCGGCGTGCGCTGAATGATCCGTGCAGACTGTTCAAGGCGCGTGTTGATATCCGCATTCAGATCTGCTTTCACCCGGCGCAGCGCCAGAAACAGCGCATCACTGGTTGTACGGGACAACTCCTTATCAATTGCCGTATTCAGTGTGTCGCGAATGTCAGTCAGTTCTTCCCACGTCGGCAGGTCAACCGTGTTTTTCACCGCCGGTGCATTGTTCAGTGCCGGATGCGTGACGGAAGGCCAGTCGGTGCTCTGCGCGGGTGTTGTTGACTGCCCCACTGCGGCATTCTGCATCACCGCGGAAATTGTTGGCGCAGGCAATCGGGTGATGGCATACGCTGCTTCGCTGATTGCGGTCGTACGAAGGGTGCTGGCAACCACGTTACGCTGCTGCGTTGCCGTGACGGTGGTTTTACTGTCCGTTTTCCAGACGCCGCGCGGTTGCAGATCGCTGCCGAGGCTGACACCAGAAAGCGTTTTGATCATGGTGACCAGGTCGCTGGCGTTACCATAAAGGCGCTTCCCGGTACGCCACATTTTCTGCACCTGCTCAACGAAATTTTTTCCTGACGATGGCGGCGGCAGAAGTACCGAGATATCCCCCTGCAACAGCCTGGCGGCATCCGATACGGCAGAATCCACCACTTTCATCGCATCAGAAACATACCCCAGCATTGTGCTGGCATTACCGATAACGTCGTTCTGTACGAAATCCGCCACGCCATCGATACTGAAACCACTGAAGCTGTCACTGATGCAGTCATCCAGCGCAGAACAGGATGACATCAGCGTCTGCGCCGTCGCCGCGCCTGATGTGGGGTAAGAGAGTTCTCCCGCTTCGACAAACTTCAGGTCAAAGCGGACAATACGCCCTTCACTCTTCGATGTGCTGACCCGAACTTCCCCGTCAACACAGACTTTCAGCTCACCGTATGTCGGGTGGACAAGCGTGCCGGGACCGGGTTTATTCAGCGCTTCAATCAGGCGATCACGCTGGTCAAAGCAGTCATCTCCCACCACATAAGCCGTGATGGACGGGCGGAAAGTGATTTTCCCCAGGTCTTCGGTATAGGGTTTGTCGCGGTTCGGGTATTCGTGTGTTTCCACACGGCGACCGGTTCCCGCACTTTCTTCTTCAACCTTAAACGGCACGCCGCGAAATGACGCGTCCTGAAGTCTGTCTTTCCACGTCATATAAACTCCGGATATAAAAAAACCCGCCGAAGCGGGTTTCATTAAATTATCGCTTATCTAAAGTTACTTATTACCCGATACCTTATGCTTTGGTTACTCGCATCAAGTACTTCGAATTTAGCCCCTTTATAGCCAATTGTTTTAGACTCCGCGAGATCATACTCAACATCGTTGTTGAAGGCCGGGCGTGCTGTATTCGATGAAAATTCACGATATCCAATGTTGATTTTGTTTCCGACCCTTCCGTTGTAAAGCAGAGCTTGCTGGAAAGATGAATCACCACTGATATTCAGAGTAACCTTTTCGATAGGCATGTTAGTTTCACAGTTGGTAACACCGAAAACTGTTATTACACATAAGGCATTCTTTTTCTTTTCTACCATGATGCCCTGCCACATATCGGCAAGGGCTGCCTTTTCCACATTGGCTGAATCAGCACCGTTTGTGAGAAAGTAATAATCAGCCTTGTTATCCTCACCAACCTTTTTCAGCATCCCCGGAGTGATCGTATACGCCCAGGAAATTCTCGCAGGAGCATTAACCTTCAGACCTTCAAACCTCTGTGACACCCCCTGCTTAATCATTGAATCACCGACATAAGCTGTATTAATGCTTCCTACAGGAGGTTCACTATAATTTTCTGTTTTTGGTAAATAATTGTACTTCGGAGAGGTACATCCCCCGAGTAAAAGAGCCATGCCGACAACTGAATAAATTGTTAAGACTTTCATATCCCTATTCCCATCATTAAAGTATCGGACTAATCCTACCAAGAACCTGCTAAACGACAAAACCCGTGTTTAAGCGGGGTATCAGCCCCCCATACCAAATCGGGTGTAGCCAACGTCGTGATTCACGTCGATACCGCTGGATCGCGTTTCCATAACCCGCATACCCGGAGGCGAATTCACAAAAGATACCTTGATCTCACCATCAACTTTTGGCGCAGAAGCTTTGTTAATCATGAAGGGATTCGGGCCTGTGGCATTAGAGGCGTTGTTTGACTGAGCCGGATCCACCGCCGGATAAGGTGTGTATCCCCGCGCCGGTATTCCCGTCCCATAAGCATCATAAGCACCCGCGCCCCACTGCGCCGAGTTAATGGCATCGACCGTGTCACCGGAACTGTCGGTAAGCCACTCAATAATTGGCTTCAGCTTGTCCCACATATCCTGAAACCACTTAACAACCGGCCCCCAGTTATTGATCACCATCCCCAGCGGCGACCAGGCAAAAACTTTCTTAAGGAGTTCCCAGCCAGCCTCAAAATAAGGACCAATGGTTTCCCAGAGCTTCTTGAAATAAGGTCCGACAACATCCCAGTTAGTGATAATTAATCCCGCAGCCAGGGCTATCGCCGTCGCAATCATGCCAATCGGCGTCATCGACATGATCCTGCTGACAATACTGATGGCACTGCCCACGCCCATCAATCCCAGTTTCAGAATCGCAAGACCGGCAGCAAGCCCGACGACGCCGCGAATAACCCGGGGATTTTCATCCGCAAACTTCGTGAATTTTTCCCCCAATTCCCCCAGCCATTGCGTGATATTTTTGGCGTCACCAGAAAATACGCCGCCAATAGCCGCAAGGCCGTTAGTTGCGGTCCCCGTCATTGCCTCCCACAGGTTGGACAGCGTACCAAGCTGTGCCTGAACACGTTTATTCAGGCTGGCCTGTTTATTCATCTTCTGCTGGATCTGATCGTAGCCATCCTTTCCTTTATCGATTAGTGCATTGACCACCTGAAGGGTTTCGGCATCATCACCAAATATTGCCTTAAGTACACCTGTTCGCTTAACGTCGGTCAGTTTTCGCAGCTTTGCCAGTTGCCTGAACATGTTATCAAGACCGCCAAAACTTCCTTTGCCGTCAGTAAAATCGAGCTGTACCCCGAGTTTCTGGCGGGCCATAACTTTATTAACGTCTCTGATTTTCTTAACGCTTAACCCGGACTGGATAACTTTTCGCAGGGCATTACCTGCCGACTCCCCGTTCATCCCCATCTGATCCATCATGACGCTGATGGGAGCAAGGCTCTGTGCAGCCTGAAGACCGTCCTTATTCACCATCTTCAGAACAGAACTGGTTTTAGTGAAGAAGGACAACATGTTGGTATCGTCAACGCCCAGATAAAACGCCTTCTGGATAGTGTCGAACAGCCCCATCATGTCTTCTGACGCCGTTCCGGTAGCATCCTGCATCTTTGCAGCAAACTCAGCAGCCGCTTCCGGTGTTTTTTTCAGTTGTACCGCAAGATAAGCTGTCGCTTTACCCACACCACCCAGAATGTTTTCTGCCGGGATCCCCTGACGCACCAGCATCTGCATCATGTTCTGGAAATCAGCCGTTGTACCGGGTAGCTGGTTACCCAGGCCAATAGCCAGTTTATTGATGTCCTGAAAGCGCTTTCCAACCTCGCCGTTCGCATCCATCATGGCGACTTTCAGCCCGGTGGCGGCGTTTTCCTGATCGGCATAAGATTTCAGGGAAAGCGTCAGACCCGCTGCCAGTCCGCCACCAAGCGCCAGCCCACCCTGTGACGCTTCTTCCGCCTGGCGTTTAAATCCCCGGATTTTCTTTTGCATTTTCGACAGCGCGGGAGAAAGCCTGTCGACACCGGTGATCAACGCCTTAAGCTCAAATTCAGCCATGTGTGCGTTTCTCCTGCTCTATCCTGTTTGCCTGACTGACCAGTAAGGGAATTTCACTGATCGGCATATTCAGCAATTCGAAAGGATTAATGCGCCAGTAGCTGGCGCAGTCAAAGAAGCGATCAGTGAGGTATTCAGCCGTCAGGCCTGGAGGAAAAAACCGGCCACAAGCCACGCCGCTGCATTCAGGTCTGCCGGAGACATCTGGTCGACAGAGCTTTGCGGCACTTTCGCCAGCCGCACAATGTATTTCGACACCACATGCGCCAGAAGTCTGACGGACTCATCCTGATTCATCTGGTAGGGATACCCCAGCTCGCGGACATCCTTCCCGGTGGGCTCATCAAACTCCAGTACGGAGAGTGTCTCGCCATGAGCAGTAATCGGTTTCTTTAACTCAAGCTCTTTCATTACTGGTAATCCCCTTCTTCACCGTGGAACTCAAGATCAACCGTGCCTTCTTCGGCATTATGGTTCGCTTCGCCGTGCAGCCAGGCGGACGACAATACATAGACCTGACCGTTCGCCAGCTCGGCAGTGATGGTCATCTCATCAGACGAGGTGATTTTGCTCACCGGAAAATTCTTCGGCACCTTGAAGGTCCCTTTGACATAAGGCGCACGGTGAGTTTCCTTGCGGTCCACTGAACCGTCCAGGCCGATGATGTCATCATTGACCGTCCTGTTCATGGGCACCTCAATGCCGCCGGTCAGCGATAGCTGCTGACCGTCAATTTTGAAATAACAGGTTCCCCCGATACGGGCCATTATGCAGACTCCTCTGAATACTGAAGACGGAACTGGTTAACCACGGCAAAGACACGCAACTGGTTAACATAGTCAGGCGGGAACAGCGTGTTCAGGCGGTTCGGATCGCTGGCATCACGCTCCACAGCCAGGTACTGCTTAAACAGTTCGTAGTTTTCCACGATCCCCGCACGCTCAAGCTGACGGTAGGTTGCCAGCAGTTCCCCTTTGATCACCGCCGGTGTGACAATCGCCTGACCGGGACCAAAGCGGGTACCGTCACTGGCAAGCTTGTGACGCCCGTACTTACTGGTAATGACGGATTTCAGTTTGCGCAGCACATACGCGCTGGTATGCAGCGTCTCGCTGTCGAGGTAGCTGTTATCCGCAACACCGTAAGCATTTTTCCTGTACGTGGTGACATCACGCTGAATGCGCAGTACCCCGCTTTCGACATACGCCGTTGCCACGCCATGAGACAGCAGGGTCTGTTGTTCGGTCATCGTGAACCGTTTCCCCTTCGGCGCAGGCAGCATACCCACCAGCTCACCGGTCTGCGTGGGACGTGCCGGATCGTTGCGGATAAACACCGCTGCGCGGGCGGTACGGCTTGCCGCCAGTTCGTCGGCAGGCGTCTGGGTGTCTTTTTCGTACCCCGCCAGGGTAATGTGCTGCTGGTTAAACTGGTCACCTGCGGTCACCAGTTCTGACAGCGTGCCGATCTTTGCCGTATACACATGACCATACAGCTGACGCGCATAGCTCCAGCGACCGCTGGTATCGTTCATCTCGGTCACCAGCGTGTTAACGGAGGCCGTGTCGTTGAACGGCAGACCGATATAATCAAACGGCTCATCCGCCATTGCAGCCACCGCGCCGGTGAGAACCGGAGCGCCCGTTCCGGCGGTCCCCGTCGCCACGGCAATCTGTACGCCCGCTGGCAGCACTTCGCCCCCACCGAAGCCGTAGTAATTGAGGCTGACAGGAATTTCATTCCCGCAAAGCCCCTTATGACGCGCGGTCAGCGTGACAACACCAGCCGAAGATGAAGCTGTAAACGGCAGAGTCGGAACGGCATTGATGGCATCTTTGATACTGCTGGCAATCGTCGTGACGTTATCGCCGTTGGTCACCGGAGCCTGCACGCGGGTACGTCCCACATAGACATTCACCGTGCCGCTTTCGGTTGCTTCCCCGGTCACCGTCAGCGTAACCGTTGCCGCCGCGCCTGTGGCTTCCGGAACGGCAATCACATACAGCTCACCAAACGGGTCGGTCTGGCGATAAGCCTCGACCATACGCGCCAGCTGACTTCCCGCACCACAAATCTGGCGTGCATAGTCTGCCGACGGCATCAGCACCAGACTGTTGGCAACAATCTCTGCACCGTTATTGGCATGACCAATCAGCAGCGATGCTCCGCTGTCCTGTGCAGTATTCGCAGCCTGGTTATCCATTTCCGCATAAAACAGCGGAACCAGCGTATTCGACGGAATGGTGTTAAAGCTTATCGTCATCGGTGTTCACCTTTTTATTCACGCGCCGGATATCACCCGCTGCTTCACGGCGCAGCCAGTAGTTGTTCTCATCAACATTTCGCCCTTCGGCGGGCAAAAGGTCGCCGCGGGCAGGGTCAGGCACTGACCGCCCTTTAACAGGTTTCACAAACATGATGATCCTCAGGAAGGAAGGGGTATTTCGGTGTGATGTTCGATATCGCCGTCAGACCCGTTACCGGGATCGAGATAATCAACATCAATCGCCAGCGTTCGCAGTTCATCCAGACTGTTCAGGTCATCCTGCTGGCGGGTATCGTCTTCGGTCAGCTCGCTGATGACCGAAAAATCGAACTGATAAATCAGCTCATGACGATTCAGATCCAGCAGCGTGCCGCCGTCATAGGTAATCGGGTTACCGCACGCTTCCGGGTTCCAGCCCAGCAGAGCCTTAAAGAGCATCTGCCGGACATCGTCCACCACATCATACGAGGCAAACTGACCGCGCTCATCACGCCCGTTACTCAGTATGACAACCACGGAGAAGCCCTCTTTCAGCTCCTGCCAGTAGTCGGTCTGGCTTTTGTTTTCTCCCGGAGAATCATCACCCGGTACAACATATGCCGCCGGGAGTTTCAGCTTTCCGACCTCCGGCAGATTTTTGAACTGGGCCGCGCCTGCCACCCGGTTTTCAAAATACGGGCAGCGGGCACGCAGCGCAGCAATAACAGGCGTCAGTTTCATCTGTGTCGTCGCTCCGGCTTCAGTGATTTACGCAATTCCCGCGCCAGAAAATAGCGTGTCCAGCTGCGGTTCTTTTCAAGAGTTTCCACCATGAAGTTATTACGTGGAGCCAGTCGCCAGCCGCTGCCACCGGATGCACCACGATGATGACTACGACGACGTTTTGCTCCTCCCCGGACACCAAAAAACAGAAACGCCGGATAGAAGTCACCAGAGATCATCCGGTTCCCCTTCCCGTTGCGCTGGTTAGGGGCAATGCGTGTCATAAAACCGGCTCGCTTTTTACTGGCTCTCGGCACCATATAACCAATCGAACGAGCCAGGCGTCCGGTCTGATAACCGGGGTTTTCACCCGGTGCCGACCGCGCACGGCGCATCACCAGCCGACGGGCATCACGCATATGATGCTGCCCAATCGTGACAAACGCCCGCCGGACACGGGCGCGGTTAAAGCGCATCTCGGCGGGCTGCTGAACATCAACGTGAAAAAAGGGAGTCGCCATTGCTGCCTCCGTGACTCTGCCTACATTCGCCCAGCTCCGTACACTCCAGCAGCAGAAAGCGCCGCGCCCCGTTCAGATCGCGCTGACGTTTCACCCGGTACACACTGTCACCGCAGACCACCTCATAATCAGCGGTGATCCCCCGGCGGTAACGAATGGTGATGTAATGGGTGATGGCGTCCCCGGTCTGCGCGGTTTCCTGCCAGGTGGTGGCACTGGTCTGGATAACCTTCGCCCATGTCCGGAACGTAACCGGGTATTGAGGCTCCACGCCAAAGTTATCCGCGGGCATATCCACCCGCAGGCGGATCAGGACGCGTTTATTCAGTTCACCGGGGTCCGGCAGAATGTAGGTTGCGCTGGTCTGCGCCTGACGAATTTTCATTGCGGAAAGTACCTGTACGGGCCGACAAGCCAGCCAAAACTCTGCGGCATGTCGAGTTTCTCCACTTCCGTAACCGACGAGCGGTTTTCGTAAAAATGGCTGATAAGCATCAGCATCCCCAGACGAATATCATCCGTCAGGTGCAGCCCGTCCGGATCGCTCTCCGGAATGGTTTCATCCGGTGCATAGAGCTTCCGGTTCAGATACGTTTCCGTCCGCTTTTGCGCCGCACAGGCCAGCAGTTGCAGATGGCGGTCATCAGCATCGAAATCCTCATCCAGCCGGAGTTGGGCTTTAATCTCTTCCATTGTCAGAAGCATACTCAGCCCTCTTTACTGGTCGTGGCTTTTTTCTCTTTTGCCGCTTTACTGCTTTTTGCACTGGTTCCGCGCTCTGCTAACCCGGCCTGAAGTGCAATCTCCTGCACCCGGGCAGGAAGCGCCCCGTCGTCATACTCACCGGCCCGAATGACCTCAACACGCATACCGTCCGGTGACCATTTCAGATCTTGTTTCAGGATCATGATTCTTCACCCGTCAGAACAGGGGGCGCGGTTCCGCGCCCCTGAGTGATTACGCCGCTGCAATCTTCAGCAGTTTGATGGCCTGCGAATCGACCAGCATCCCGCCGGTGCGCTTGGTGGTATAAAAACCGACAAACGGTTTATTGGTGTACGGGTCACGCAGAATGCGGGTGCCGATACGATCAACGATGGTGTAACCCCGTTTGAAGTTACCAAATGCAATGGCTTTCGCATCCGCGGCGATATCCGGCATCTGTTCGTTTTCAGCGATACCGTAACCCGCCAGAGAGGACGGCTGCCCCAGTTCCAGCCCCGGACGCCACAGATAGTTACCCTCGGTGTCTTTCAGCAGACGGATGGCAAACAGGCTGTTGTTGTTCATCATGAACTTCGCGCCGGTGCGGTGTGCCTTACGCAGCGTGTAAATCAGTTTGATAATGGCGTCTGCGGTCACCGCAGTCGCGTCGCCGGATACAATATGCTGAAGTTTGCCGAACGCCCGGACCTTATCGGTTTCATCCGTGGATTCATACGCCAGGAACCCTTTCGGCTTCTTGGTACCATCGCCGGTGGTAAAGGCAATTTCTTCCTGTTCGGCAAATTCGGTTGCCAGCTCGCTGTTGATCCATGCTTCCACGTTGAAAAAGGCATCATCCAGCATTTTCTGGGTGGCCTGCGGGTTACCGTAGATTTCCCCCATGAAAGGTTCAATCAGGCCCAGTTTTGAGGTGGCAGTCTGGGAGCGCGCGTCAGTCTCGCCAACCCATCCGGAAGCCGTGCCGCCCAGATTCACCAGTTTTTTGTAGTCGGAACCACCAATGGTGATCACCGTGGCTTCCTGACGCATCACCACTTCATCTTTCAGCAAGGTCAGAATGTTGCGATCCAGCGCTTCCGGCACGGCATAGCCGCCGTCTTCATCGGTGCCCACCTGTAATGCCTTGCGCTCCAGATCGCGCAGACCATCTTCACGGCCTTTACGCAGGAAGCCCACAAACGCTTCTTTATGCTCGGTGGTCAGTTTATTTTGCGCACCACCTGCCGGACGTTTCAGCTCAAGCAGCTCTTTTTCAAGATCGCTTTTGAGGTTTTCCAGCTCGCTGAGTTTTCCGTTCAGGGTTTCCACCTGCCCGGCAAGCTTGCCTTTTTCCTGCTCAATCGCATCCACGCGCTTGTCGTTCTTTGCTTTGAAGTCGTCAAACTTCTGCTGCAGCTCCTGCGCGACCTGTTCGACATCTTTAATATCAACCGCCATCGTATTTCTCCTGATTAGAAGTTCAGATTTTTCAGTGCATTCAGTGCAGAGCCCACATCCTCAGCGTCGCGCAGGGACAGTGCGCCATAGCCCCCGGCCATGAATGCTTTGGCCTGGGTACGGGAGAGTCCGACATCACGCAGGACTCTTTCGATTTTTTTCTGTTCGGGGATTTCCCCGCGGGCCAGTGCGTTCTTGACGTCGCTGATCCGCGCCTCGTCGTTAGACGGGAACGTCACCAGGCTGACTTCCCAGAGGTCGATTTCTTTCAGCAGAAAGGCTTCTTTGCTCCGGTCGTATTCCCAGTCTTTCAGGACGTACCCAATAGAAAGGCCGGTTAACGAACCGGCCTTCATGTGTGCATGTGCGCGTTTTGCGAGGGGATCATCATCAATAAGCAACCGTCCCCTGACGTAAAGCCCGACATCGTCTTCCTTCATTTCGGTGTAAACACCGATGGGTTCATCCATGCGGTGCTGCCAGAGCAGCGCAGGTAACGCTTTTCTGTCACTCCACGCCCGCAGGGAAGCAGCAAATGCCCCGGACATCACCACATCATCGTGGCTGTCCTTTACACCAAAGACGGAGCCATACCCTTCAAACTCACCGGAGTCACTGACAGATTTCAGACTCAGCGGTACATCAAGACGTTGTTTCGTCTGCATTGGCGTTATCCTTCTGCTTACCGGCTTTACTGCCATCGGAGGGTTTCGTGGTCATGTTCATCGGTGTGAGATAGACATCACCACCGGGACGCGGATTCATATCTTCCAGGTCGCGGCAGTCATTGGGAGAGTAAATTCCCCAGTTAATCCCGGTGGCGTAGGCTTCAAAACGGGACTTCATATCCCCGCGCAGTAACGCCCCGGCGTTAAATTTGGCGTAATAAACACCCTGCTTACTTTTTCGTACCAGTCCGGTGTTGATCCGCTGCTCAATGCGGGTCAGATACGGCACCAGTGAATAGTTGATAAATCCGAGCCCCAGCTCTTCGATATTGTTGAAGGTGGCGCGATCGGTGTTCTGCACCATGTGCAATGGCACCCGGAACAGACGACAGATTTCTTCAAGCTGAAACTTGCGGGTTTCCAGGAACTGGCTGTCCTCGGCGTTCAGCGCCATCGACTTCCAGTCCAGCCCCATCTCAAGGATCATCGGGCGGTGAGCATTGCCAAGCCCGGTGTGACGCTCCTCAAAATCTTTCTTCAGGCGCTCATAAGCCTGATCTGACAGCGTCTGCTCTGTACGCAACACACCCGACGTCACCGCGCCATTGCTGAACAGTCTGGCCCCGTGCTCTTCGGTCGCTGCCGCCAGCGATATTGCCTCGCGGGCATAGGCGATGGGATTCAGCCCCACCAGTCCGTCCAGCGTCAGCGTGCGCACATGCCAGATATCCTCCTGGCTCAGTACATCCGTGGAGCCATCCGGGAATGTGACCTGATAGACCGGCTCCCAGCTACTGTTAAGCTTCGGTACCACACAGCCGGGATCGACGGGCAGCAGTTCAGCCACTTCGCCAAATGCTTTCACTTTGTAGGCGTAAAAGTTTCCCCGCAGGCACAGACAGGTGACCACCAGCTCCCAGAACTCCTGCGGCGTCATATAGCCATTGGGATGCGTGGAGATCAGCTTATGCAGACGTTCGCCAGTGGCTCTCTGCTTCAGGCTGCCGTTCAGGTGATACAGGTTGCAGGGCAACATCCCGACCGACTCCGCCAGCACCCTGACACAGGAAAAAACCGCCGTCAGTCGCATGGCCCGCTGGCTGCTGATCTGCTTTCCGGTATAGGTGTCGTAGGACAACCCGATAGCATCCGCCAGCTCTGCTGGCGTGGTCACCGGTGCGTCACTTTTTCGTTGAAATAATCCCGAAAAGAACACTATTTACCTCCGCCGACAGACGACTGTGTACGGTCGAGATATCGCGCCACCAGCCACGACCAGAACAGGCACAACGCCCCGGCAACAACAAACCCCGCCGGGGGATAAATCAGCCAGGCACCATACGCCAGCAAAAGCGCCCCCAGCACGCCCACCAGAGGCGCGAGAATCAGCATGATCATAATTACCTCAGTTAAAGCGAGCGGATCCCATAGGACTCAATGTGGTCAGACAGCGTGTCTTCTTTCTCGTACAGCATGGCTCTGCCAACCGCCATAATCAGCGCAACTGCACCATCGATTTTGTTTTCCGCCTGCTCTTTGACGGGCTTCACCACATCATCGTTACCCGGAATGGTTTTGCCGACCACGTTGCCGATACACCAGGTCATGATGGGATTGCCATCATGATGAAAGCGCCCCGATTCAATTGCCGCTTCCAGCTCTTTCATCGGGTCGGACATGTTGGTGTAGTTCTGAATGATAGTGATGGGGTTCAGGTCTTCATCAGCAAGGTCATGTGAGAGCCCGGTCGCCCCGAAGGGGTCGATGGGTGACTCGCTGACCGGGCTGATTTTGTTCGCCGCTTTGGCCTCCTCGAGGATGTAGCGATAATCCACCTCCGCACCAGCGGTAACGGTCAGAACGCCCATTTCCACCCATTTCTGAAAGCGTTCGGCTGTCCGTCGATCTTCATTTTTCTCGACGCTGTACACCGTGTCATACGGTACCCAGAAACGCGGGGCCACACTGTAGTAATGCGTTTTACCGTCAATCTCGCGGGTATAAAGTCGCGCCATGCTGTTCATATCCAGCTTACGCGCCAGGTCAAAGGCCAGAATGCACGGCTGCCCCTCGAACTGCTCAAGGGTCAGTGATTTATCCTCGCAGCTCTGCCAGCTCACCAGGTTGAAATACGCCGAACGCGCCGACACCCAGATATTGAGGTGTTTTGTTTTAAAGACGTTTGCCAGACGGGCGTTATTTTTCGCACGCTGCTGCTGACTTAACAAAAATTCGCGATAAACCGACACGCCAATATTTGGATTGGCTTTTTCCAGCACCTGCGGGTCGGTCCAGTCGTCACCTTCATCAACGGTATAGATGATCCCGAACAGTTCATCGTTGGGCACCGAGCCGTTGAGCATCTCGATGACTTCCCGCCGCTTGTCGTAGCACGGCCCCTCAATGTTGTACCCGGCAGTAGTAATGGCCCACATCAGTGGCTGACGTCGCGCCCCCATCCCGGTAAGCATCGTGGTGTAAAGCGCATCGGTGGCGTGCTCGTGATATTCATCCACCACCGCACAGTGGGGTGATGATCCATCACCGGGGTTACCGATCAGCGGTTCAAACCGCGCGCCATCCTCCGGACGGTTCATGTTTGAGGCGTTAACCTCAATCCCGAACGCTTCCGTCAGCATGGGTGTGCGTTTACACATCAGTCGCGCCGGGCGAAAGACTTCCCACGCCTGTTTCTCTGTCGTGGCACCGGAATACACTTCCGCGCCAAACTCGTTATCACAGGCAAAACAATACAGGGCGACACCGGCAGAGATTGCCGATTTGCCGTTCTTACGGGGGATTTCGGTATACACCTCACGGAAGCGGCGCAGCCGGGAGCCTTTATTGACCCAGCCAAACGCGCAGCAGATCACAAAGAGCTGCCACGGCTCTAGCGTGATGGGCATCCTCTTGAATGCCCACTCACCCTTGGTGTGCGGCAACAGCTGAATAAATTTGGCGGCCCGTTCAGCCAGGTCCTTGTCGAAGCGGTAACGAAACGACTTACTTTTTTCCGCCATCAGGTCATCAAGATGGCGCTGGCAGGCCTGAATCACAAACTGGCAGGCCACAATCTTTCCGCGAACGACATCCCGGGCATACTGATTGGCAGCATTTACGTTGGGGTAAGATTTCCGGCTCATGATTCGATGATTTTCAGAAACGGGTTAGTAGCTTTCTTCTGCCCCGCCAGGCCAATCAGACGCTGGCGGCTGCTGGGGTCGAGTCCGAGCATTGCCCCCGTGCTGCTCATCTCGGACTCCTGTTCTTTTTTGGCGGTCAGCTCCGGGTTTTTGACCATACCGCCCATTGCACCGGTGATGGTGTTGCCCTGGCTGGCAATATTTTTCACGGCACGTCGCCAGAACTCATAGGCCACGCACCACCGCTCAAGTACCGCCAGGTCAGTCACGCACAACAGGCCCTGACCGCAGAGTTCTTTGGTTGTCAGTTGCCACATGATCGTGGCGAGAGGGAGATCTTCTTCAGCGAACCACTCCGGTGGCTCAACACCTTTGATGGGCGTAAAAACAGGTTCATCTTTGTTCAGGGCTCGCTTGCCGGGGTTTCCGGCCAGCGCCTTGCGCGCCGTTGGCTTGGGGCGACGCCCGGAACGCCCCGCCGTTCCAGCCATATGCGGCACTCCTGGTTAAATTTCATTTTTCGCGGGTATAAAAAACGATGGGGCGGGCAGTCCGGAAGACGTCAGGTCACAGGGATTTGACCCGCCCCTCCCCTCAGACAGTTGAGAATTATTATCACTTTAACCGTTCACGGGCCGTCTTCGCCTTATGACACGGCCAGCACAGACTCTGCAGATTACTGTCAGCATCAGTGCCGCCATGCGCTTTAGGGATGATGTGGTCAACAGTTTTCGCCTCACGCACCACACCGGCACGCAGACATAACTGACACAGGCCTTTGTCACGCTTCAGGACACGCGCGCGGATACTGTCCCACTTCGAACCGTAGCCGCGCTGATGACGGGATTGTCCAGGTTTGTATTGCTTCCAGCCTTCGCTTTTGTGGCTTTCGCAATAGCCTGACGGGTCAGTGGTGGTATGGCGGCAGCCGCGAACACGGCAGGCTTTTGGGGTTCGTGGGGGCATTTAAATTTCTCCTTCAATCATTACTACTGGTCTACCCATCGTAATGGCAACAAAAAACCGCCCGTGGAAAGTGGGCGGTTTAGGAGAGAATCGATTTAAATCAAATTGCCGATAAATTTCGCCTGTACAGACAGAGTCGCACCAGGAACACCAGCAATTCCACCTTCAAGGTAATAACCATCCCCAATATCTCTCACTGAGAGATCCATCACATAATCGTTAAGGCCTGCAATAACGTTTTGTGCTGAAGGGTTGTGGCGGGATACATGAAGTTTCAATACCCCATCTTGTACACGCCCCTGATAGGTAAACCCAAAATCACCACCATTAACCGCATTATCCTTCACAACGACCGTGCCATTGCCAACATCATTATGACCGCTTCTGAACACAACAAAATAAATGCCGTCTTTCATGTGTATAGTCCTTCAAAAAAATCACCCAAATCAGGTGCTTTGTATCTATTGGGTCATCACATATCAAATCAAGGAACAAAATAAAGTGAACATCATTTTTTTTGCATGATGTGACCACGCTCAACTTCAATCCTTCTGATGTCAGCTTTATCGGTATTACACTGCGCCAATGCAGACAACAAGGCGGCATTCAGATCTAAGCTCGAGCCCCACGTAAAATGATCAGGTAAATCAGGCTGAGGGGTTTCAACCGTCAGGCTGGCTGGCAGTGGTGCCGTCGGAGTGTTCACGTAAACTGTCCGCGTACTTCCGCAACCGCTCAGCAGCGGCAGCAGGCACAAGACGTGAAGCACAATCATCATCCGCAACGGCCATTTTGATATCTTCCTGGGCTCTCTGTGACTCCAGTGCGATCTGCTGTTTTGCATGCTGGTTAGCCTCCAGAACTGTATTGACGATTTGCAGTGATTGCAGGACGTTATTGGTAATGGCCATTGCTGATCCAGCATTTCGTACAGACTCATCAGCACGTTTCTTTTCGTACTGATATTTGCTGTAGTAGTGGTTGGCTGACCAGATGAAAGAACCAATGACAGTAACGAAGAAAGCAGCGATAACCAGCTTATAGCTCAACTTCATTTATCACCCCACCAGCCTCTTCAAACCGTGCAATCAGGTCACCGATTTTATGTTCATACTGACCGTAACCTGCACCAGGTAATGACGCCCAGATATTGCTGCAACGGTCGATTGCCTGACGAATATTGCCGCGGTCAATCATCGGTAAAGCGCCACACTCTTTAATCTGCTGCAGAGCTACAACGTCCTGGCTTTCTGGAGAAAAATCTTTCAGGCCAAGCTGTTTACGGTAAGCATCCCACCAGCGTGAAAGAAGCTGGTAACGTCCGGCGGCTGTTGACTTGAGTTTCGGGTTTAGCGTGACAAGTTTGCGAGGGTGATCGGAGTAATCAGTGAAGAGTTCACCACCAACAATAACGTCATAACCGTGGTTACGTGTCGGTTGTCGTCCGTTATCCGTTCCTTCTGACCAAGCCACCATATCGAGGAAAGCTTTACGCTGGGAATTTAGTACCTGCATAAATTACTCCTTAGAGCCACCAAATTTGTTACCGATTACTCGCATTGCAGCCCCACGAATAGCATCGACACCGATCAGCCCCACCCCACCACCAATGGCAACAGATAGTGATTTAGGCCATCCGACATACTCAAGAGCGGATGCAAAAGTCAGCGTCAGAGCGCCACAGAGTAGAATTTCGAGTGTTTTTCGCTTCCAGCCGCCACCACCGCCAAAATAGGCAATACGTAAACCAGCCATAACAATCGACATAATCACTGCGCCCAGCGGTGTGTCTCCACGCCACCAGCTCTGGACCAACTCCAGCCAGGTATTTGGGTTATGAGGCATTTGTAGTTATCTCTCACCTCGCCAATACAGGAGGTGCAAATTGAGGGAACATCATGTACCGCAAATCAGAAGCGGAAACGTAAAAGAGGCCGAGCCAATGGATAACTGCGGTATAGACCAGGCTCAACAAATAGCCGGGGCCAGAAACGACAAACCCGCTCGACGGCGGGTTTAAGCTGTGTGGCGAAGTGACCACTCTTAACACGATACAATAGTTTTTGCGTACGCGTTAGCATTTTTGATGGAAGTTAATGGTTGTTAATCTTATACTCAGTAAACAAAATTTATGCCGCCTTGAGCATGATGCGACATTAGGCACATGTTTGGATCTTCCTCGAAGATTCGTGCGGTAGCTATGCTCAAAATCCAATCAGCTCATAAAACATACTATGGGTTTTAAATGCTCATTCCAACATCTCTATCAAAACAACCAGTAATCGAAGCTGCTTTCGAAATGCGTTTTTCTAAAGAAACACAAATATCGGAAATAGTTCCAGGGTTTCTTTTTCACGCTCTAGGTTGTACAAAACCAGTAATTAGTTTACCACCCAGTCAAATACCTAAAAATGTTCGTGAGGGAGATGAACAATTACATTACGCAGTTGTCAGTCGCCTCGAAATCGAAGGGTACTATATTGGACTAAGTGACCATGGTGTTGTTGTATCCACCAGCACCAAATATCAAGGGTGGAGTCATTTTAGAGAAAAAATCATTCATGTATTAAATGAGCTTAACAAATTAAATTTAAATGACAACATCATCCGCTACTCATTAAAGTATGTAGATTTTTTCCCAAAAGAAGACGATTCTAATTTATTTGATAAGCTAAACGTCAGCTTAAATATGGCTGGCGAGTCTATGTCTAATTATCCGATCAATATCAGAATCGATAAAAATGAAGGCGCATTTCTAAATATAATTCAAATATTATCTCATGCTTTAGTCATGTCAGATAATGGAGAATTTAATAAAAAAGGACTAATCCTAGACATAGACAGCATTAGGCAAATCACTAATACTGATGAAATAGATAAGTTTAAAAACGAACCAAAAAAATTCTTGATGATCTTCACTCCTGTAATAAATTAGCTTTCTTTAGTTGCCTTAAAGAGTCAACAATTCAAGAACTAGAACCATCCTACAAATAGAAATGGTGGTATGATATGTATCCGTCTCATCATGTTTATCGAGCTCAACTTCAAGTATTAACTTTGGTTTTATATGGTCTGCATATAACTGCATTAACAGACATTGCCCAAAATCAACAGCATGGTCCTCAACAAAGTTTAATCGTCAAAAATCACGCTTTGGAGTATAAGTCTTCAACTACCGATTCAGTTCATTCCATCACACAAACATATAAAGCAGGGAGCACAATCTCAGTTGATCAAAGACTTGCAGTCTCGATGACAAACTTTTATGAAAAATTATCGACAAACCAGGTGTCTTTAGGCAGTGAAATAAATAAAGTCGTTCATGCTTCACTGTGGGATTTATACTTGGATTAAGTGATGAGTAATAACATTTTTGATATCGAGAAATTCAAAGATCAAATTCCATATTATTTAACAGCTCATCAAAAAGAAGGGCTAATAAATGCACTTAGAGATTTCCCTGAAAACACTAACTACTACCTTAGCAATTATCATGATGATCTGAAAAATGCTGCACTCCAGGGAGATATATTTAAGGAGCTTACAGTATATTCAATTAAAGGGACTAAAAAACACGAGGCATTATATTAAGCAACAGTTGCGATATAGATACAAGTAATAATCGTGATGTGCCAATGCGTGCAGTCTTTGCTCCGTTAGTAAGTTTATCTAAGTTCGAAGCTATTCTTCTCTCCAACGGAGTTTCTAAGACTTCAATAGATAGCAAAATTGATGCTATAAGGAAGCAGTTAATTACTAATATTTTTTATCTTCCTGAATCAGACAACTTAGAAGAATGCATCGTTTTTCTTGATGATGTATACCAATTACCAACGGAAGAATTACAAAAACTCTTGAATGATAAATGCAAAGCCATAACTTTAAGTCAAGTTGGTTTCTACATTTTACTATTCAAAATATCTATTCACTTTTGTAGATTCCATGAAAACATACAACGATTCGATCATTAAGGCGGTACTACCGCCTTTTATTATTTTACACAAGTATACTTACAACCCCCTCTATAAAACCGATTGCGGTTTGCAACTCCTTCCTAATAGTGCCATCAGAGCACCTTCTCCTTTTGGCAATAGTGCGTAATGAGATACCAATAACAAAGTGGGCTATGATGAGCTCATATTCCTCTGGTTTATACTTTCTCAACCGAGCCACACAACTGTCTATCATAATGCCTTCGTCATCATCACACTGAATCCGTGACTTTTTGCCATGAGGTAAAAGCCCCTTGAAGCCTGCTGCTACCGGCTGCCAGTCCACACCACTGTTGTCTGCTGCAGCCCATGCTCCCCAGCGGTCCAATACTTCATACATATCACGCATCAACTTACCCCACAAAAATCAGGCCAGCACGCCAATTGCCAGCGCACGATCGATAAAACGAAATATCAGCTCCAACTGAGAGCCATACTTTTCTTCAAATACCACGGTATCCGCATGCAGCTCGTCGTGATGCTTTCTGCACAAAGGCAACACAAAAAGGTCATGCGCTTTTGTTCCCATTCCACCCTGACCGTAACCTATCAGGTGGTGGGGATCATCAGCGGGCTTTCCACAACATGCACACGGCTGTGTCTTAACCCAGCGCGTGTACTTTTCATTAACCCAGCGGCGACGTTTTGGGCGTAACATAAAAGACTCCGGCGACTCCGGATCCACTTTCAGCGCCAGCACCTTTTTCGCCTTATCCTGGATGATGCTGGTGGCAGGAACCGAAGGCACAAGGTCACTTTCCCGGGTGACAGACGGCACAACAGGCTTCGGTAATCTCAGTGCCTTACGGGCTGCACTTTCCGGTAAGGCATCCGCCAGGTCATTACGAATCAGCCACCAGCACAGTTCCGGCATTGTCACAACGTGACTGTCATCAAAACCGAGATCCCGACGCACAACAGACAACACCCAGCGGGCACAGTTATCCGTTGCCATTGATTCCAGCCGTTCCGTGAACTGATCGCGCAGCTGGTTATCGCAGTGCCAGCACAGACGGATTGCACCCGGAGCGTGTCGCATTGTGGTCATGTTCTCGCTGTGCCAGTCGGAATGAGGCCACTGGCAGCCTTTTTCACGAAGTAACCAGCTTTCAAGACATTCCACGCCACCAGCACGACGGATCACTGCCTCATTGCGGAACACGGCCCGAACGGTAGGATCATCCGCCAGCGGTTGTGATGCCGCCGGAACGGCACCACTGGCGAAAGATGAATAACGTTCCGGCTCAGGCTCCAGCAGGACACGCCCCTGCATAAACAGGGGCATCAGCTCTGAACCTGGTCTGAACAATACGATCCCCATACGCGGGGCAATTTCAGGGGTCAGTAGTGCTCTCACGGTCACCTCAATGTACGGTATCGAGCAGCTTTAACAGCTCAGGGAATCGGGATTCGAAGAAATGCGGCTGCGTCTCGCGCGGATTTGCGGGACTGGTGATGTTCTTGCCGAACATGCAGCCTTTCGCTGTCAGTGACCAGAATTTTTTGATGTTGTTAATCGCGGTACGGCTGTATCGTTCGCGCTGCTCGACGATCCCCAGCTTCACCATCTGGTGATATGCCTGATTAGCTGTCAGGCGGATACCATACTGCTTCAGCAATGCACTCAGTGACAGCGTGGGGCGGCTTGAGCCATCAGGCGCGTCAGCAGGAGCATCAATGGCATAGCGCGGTGCCAGATTCGGTAAGCCAACAGCCTCCTGGAGTTTCTGACAGGCCCCAAGCACTGAAGAGTTAGACAGGTTTAACTCCCTGCGCATAAAGTCCAGCAGAATCACTCCAGCCTGCATCTTGTCAGCAGCCTGCCCGGATAATTTTTCCGGTGCGCTGGTTACCATATCGAAAGTACGGATCACCTTCAGATGGAATGACGGGCTGATCCACATTGCATAGGCATACACCAGTTCCTTGCAGACATAAGTTCCCCGTTCATTTCCCCCATGAATCACACTCACCGGGTCAACACCCAAATTCTGGGTGTTGGTCAATTCATGAACAAGTTCAACAGTTTGTTGGCTGGAAAGAAACTTTCCTGGCTCCTTGGTTCTGGCATTTGCACCAGATGCTACTGCTGCGCGATGCAGATCGTTCAGGCTGTAACGCCCATAAGCATCACGACGAACTTCAATACCATCAATGACCATCAGATTATTCATACTTCGTTTCTCCTTTTGCTCAGGCAGCTGCACCCGCCGTTTTCTCGTACTTACTGATAGTGATCTCGACCTTCCCTTCCGGGATAACCGGTCCCCACTCCACCAGCATTCTTTTCACCTGACTGTCGTCTTCCCACACCCCCGCGTGGGTCAGGGCGTCAAACAGCGCCTTGTTATAGTTGTCCAGATCGCGGATCCGGTTATCCGGAGGAAACAACACGATCTCCACTGAAGCAGGTGCCGACGTTGGTTTCGGCAGACGACGTAGCTGCTCAACTATTGCTGCGCACGCCGCACTCTGGAATTTTCGCCCCGCCGCGCTTATCAGGCTCTTACCAGCAAACGCCCCTTTGTTGGGGTGTCGCCAGTACGTGTTCACGCTGGGCGGAAAAGGCAGAATCAGCTTCATACTTTCAGGCCCCTCTCATGTAACCAGTGGGCTGCACGCAGCCTGGCGTTTTCCTCACCGGCAAGCAGTGAGCGGATAATCCCGACCGCCTCGCTGTCGTCGTCCTTCACCGCGGTATGAAGCGTTATCCCCCGGGCCACGCCACGCTTTATCGTGATGACGCCTTTTTTCTCCAGTGCGCGAAGATGCTCTACCGCTGCATTCACTGAACGGTATCCCAGCATGGTTGCCACCTCCTGATTGGTTGGCGGAAAGCCACGCTCTTTCTGATAAGAAATCAGCATATCCAGCACCTGCTGCTGGCATTGAGTTAACGTCGTCATTACGCCCCCACGTAATTCCCTGACAGATACCACTCATCACTCGATACAGCGCGCTTGCTGCTTTTCCGTAAACACTGCTCACGACGCGCCAGAAAATTGTTTCGTTCTGGCTGGGAGTGGCTTTCACGGAATGCCGCCATCCACACCGTTGCAGCACGACGGTATAAGCCCCTGGACTCCAGTTCTTCAGCCTGGCGGGTCAGGCACAAAATCTCCCGCGGGTCGTTAGTGCCGACATAGAAATTGCGCACAGGTCTGGTTTCACGAACTGGTTGCGGTTCCGCCTCCTGCGCTCTCTCAGTCAGGCGCGGGAAATGTCTGCGTGTATCCCCTTCACAACGGTGAGCCACACGCCCACTCTGACGTAACTTGCTTGCTGACTGCAGAACGCGCTGCCGTGAGTAACCTGCAAAAGCATCCGCAATGTCTCCGGAAGTACACCCCGGATGGGCTTCAATGTATTTCTGAACTTCATTCAAAAGACTCATGATCACCCCCTGAATCCTGCCGGGATCTGGCTGTAGTCCACGTTGTCGTAACTGGCTTTGAAGTACGGGTCTTCGCGTTTTTCTGTGTACGTGCTGACGGACGGCGATAAGCGCAGGGAAAGCTCATCCCATTTTTCCCGCAGCTTCGACGGGCTGAGCACGTTACGGCACCAGAACGGATCGCGGCTGACGCGGCTGTACATCTCGCAGATTTGTTTGTGAGTACGACCATCCTGCACACACATCAGGCGAATTTCGTTTGCCCAGGCTGTCCAGTTCGGTTCTTTGGGACGAACCACCTCGCCGTCACATTCGGCGGCCAGCTCGTACAGGGCGATGATTTTTTTCCAGAGCCACTGTGCGCAGGTCAAATCATCCTGCGTTCCCCACTGGCGCTTTTTAGGGCTGAATACAACCGCATCAGGATGGCGAGTTAAAAACTCCTGTTCAGCCGTCTGCGTGTCCGGTTGCGAAGCGTCCGGACGAGAAGTTTTTTTATCTGACGGATCATGTTTTGATTTTACTGACGGATCCCCGCCAGATTCTGACGGGTGAAAACCCGCTTTTTTGCCAGATTTCGACGCATCAAATTTTGACGGGTCAGATTTTGATGCGTCAGATTTTGACGGGTCAGAATCTGACAATTGAGAAAATGCCGCTGCCTGAAGCTTCGCAACGTTAAGCTGATAAACATTCGACGCATTGCGGTTACCCTGGCGACGCGCCTTACGCGTTAACCAGCCTTCTGCTTCCAGCCGTGCGATAGCCGTTCTGACGGTACTCATCCCCGCGCCAATCTGACGGGCAATGGTTTCAATTGATGGCCAGCACACACCTTCGTCATTACTGAAATCAGCCAGGCGGGCCATAATTGCCACGCTGGATAATTTCATGCCTGACGCAGCGCAACCATCCCATACATAGCCGGTTAATTTAGTGCTCATGACCGACCTCTATTTCCCTGAATTTACGACGAAACTGTTCGAGCGGACTGAAGCATTCATGCTCATAGCCTTCGCGGAGGTAGATAACCCGTTGTGTTTCCGGCTCCCAACGAATGACTCTGACGGGTACTCCGTAGTGATCTTTGAACCAGCGGTTAACTTGTCGCAAAGGACTGTCTCCTTTTGCCGGTTAAAATCACCCACAGCCCACTCTGCAAAGCTGTGGGTTACAATTACCCTGCCACCTGGTACATTTACTGCATAGCAATACTCCACCTTCGCTTTTCCACCCGGTACAGGAAGCGCAATCAGTTGCGAGCGACGGTAGTGTGTTGTTAAACTGTTCATGCGTTAGTTTCTCCACAGTCACGACACGCCACGGCGCCCGGAGCTGCACACTCGCGGGCGTCATTACTTTCTGAAATGCAAAAAATTTTGTAGACCAGTGCTGCATGCTCCTGCAGCTTCGAAATTGAGAGGTACAGCTCGTCGTTAATTGCTGTCTTCTCATGCGGTTCCACTACACCGTCTTCAATTGCTGAACGAATCTGTTTTGAATAACTGCCGATCTGTTCAATGACCTCCAGCAGGCGTTGGTTGATATCGGCGTTGTCCACATCCTCGACATCAGGAAGAGACACAAAGACGCCATTTGCAGACTGCGCCACAGCGTCAGCAATGAAGTGAGTTCCACCAGCACGTTGCAAAATCATTGCCCATCCCAGCGGGAAAATCTGATCGCCATCGGCACGAAGGCGGTTAAATAATGCGTTCTCTGTTACATCCAGCCAGTCAGCAGCTTCAGCGTACCCCCCCGGCAACGCTGCGATAGTTTTTCTGACAGCTTTCACGTACCACTCAGGCTGTTTTTCTACTTTCCAGTGATGCTTACCCACGGTTCACCTCCTGTTCCTGTGGTTTAAACCCATTCTGGTTTTGGCTAGATTGAAAACGTGCCGGATAAAGAATCTGCATTTCGCTGACTTCACCCTTAAAAAAATTGGCTAAACGTTCTGCAAGCTCGATAGATGGAATCTGCTCCAGCCTCTCAATACGACTCAACGTCGCTGGATTGACTTGAACACCCGCAGCAACATGCTGCAAAGTGAAACCATGCGCCTTACGCACATTTCGTAATGGTGATTGCATATGCCCTCCAAATATTGCGCGTTATGCATGTTATTTCACGCAATTATTTTGCGCAAGTTGATTTGCTTATCACGCAATAAAGAAATGTAATAAACGCATGAACATAGGAAACCGAGTCAGACAACTTCGCCAAGCGAAGAACATGAAAATCGCCGATCTCGCTGAAGCGATAGGAGTAGATGCGGCGAACATCTCGCGCTTAGAAACGGGTAAGCAAAAACAATTTACCGAACAAACACTGAGTAATATTGCCAAGAGCTTAGGTGTTGATATTGCTGATCTCTTTACCTCTGCCCACAAAAGTAATACTGTATATAAAAACAGTAATAATGAGGATGTTGCGCAGGTGAAGGATGTGTTCCGTATTGAAATGCTGGATATCAGTGCCAGTGCGGGAAATGGCCTTATCCAGGGCGGTGATGTCATTGATGTGATTCATGCCATCGAATACAGAACTGATAATGCTGTATCAATGTTCGGCGGACGACCAGCCAATCACATCAAAGTTATCAACGTTCGTGGGGACAGTATGTGTCCAACCATTGAGCCAGGAGATCTCATCTTCGTTGATGTCAGCATCAATCAGTTTGATGGTGATGGTATATATGTCTTTGGTTTTGATGACAAAATATACGTTAAAAGACTTCAAATGATTCCTGACAAACTGCTGGTGATTTCTGATAACCAGATTTACCGTGAATGGGGAATTACTAGCGAAAACGAACACCGATTCATGGTCTTTGGAAAGGTCTTAATCAGTCAGTCGCAAACCCTTAAGAGACATAATTAACCTCAATATCCCATCCATCGGCCACCGAAAGGTGGCTTTTTATTACCTATAAATTTGCATATCTCGCAAACATCACTTGCATATCTCGCAATTTAATTTTATCTTTTGTTCCAGACCAACTACAGGATTACAACAAAATCTGGTTGCAACACGGTGCATGTGTCGTAAGCAGTCAGTAAATGTCAAAAACGAACAGGCAGGACGCCCACGAAGTAGCCGCCGGTGGCGTATGAATGACCGGATGATTCGTTAAATACTATGTGTAAGAGAGCGCAAATGAACCGTTATTTCACATGCTCGTTTTGTGGCGCAAACGAGCTGCAGGCAAAAAAAATCATCGCCAAAGGCGGAAAAGATGAAGTTGCTATCTGCTCTGAGTGCGTAGTCTTGTGTGTCGGGGCATTAATCAATAGCAGCACAACTATTCGGTTCACACCAAATGAGAATGCGCCTTTAGATGCGCGGAAATCTGGAGGTTAAAGAACAAAATGAAAGTCCAGATTTTAAACAATAGTGGTGAAGTCGTTTGGTCATACGACATAGCCGCTCCTGTAGATCAGAGCGGCGATAGCTGGACCAATGGGAAACATCAGATTATGGCTGGAGTTGTATTCTCTTTACGCCGTGCTTTGGAACAGGCTGAAGTCTTTCCATCAGACCCTGAATGGAAATGGCCTTTTTCTATTTGTCCAAATTCGGAGAGTACATTTCAGAAAATTGGTCAGAAAGTCGCACTCGAAGAGCATCAGCCAACTGTTTCCTGATTTTTTCAGGTAACTCGTCGGCATCGCAGAAACAACAACGCTCGATCATGTTGAAAGCCGATTCGTAGAACTGTTTCTGCTGAGTGTCGCTGAGACAGGAAAAGAGCGACGTTACGATGATTTTATTAATTGCATTATCAAGTTCTTTTTCATCAAAAGTCATTTGATTTTCCTTTTATGTATACGGGCTTAAAAGGATACCACCGAGCCTGAAGTGGTGAAAAGACAGGCACATAACAGCTAAGTATTTTCAACCAGAGAGAATCCTTAGCGTTGTGGTGAATGCGGCTCAGCGCACGCGGGTTAAGGTTGAGGCTGACAGTCGACCTTCTGTGGATACCCACCCGCCTGGTGTGCAACCTTCGCCAGGCACCGGGAGGCACCCGGCACCACAACTTTATGCTGTGTGTAGTCCTGGCGGTACCAGTTTGTACCCTTGCTTCCGGCTGGTACCGCTCTTTTTACAAAACAGAGAAGAGCATCACCGGACGACGGGCTCATAACCCAATCCATCCGGGCGGCTGCCACCGCAGGTGTTCTTCTCTGTTTTGTGGAGAAACTAATCGGCCTTGCAGGGTCGATATGATGAGGAGCAGCAAAATGGCTAGCGAACGCAGTACTGATGTGCAGGCATTTATCGGGGAGCTGGACGGCGGCGTATTTGAAACCAAAATCGGCGCAGTTCTCAGTGAAGTCGCTTCCGGTGTGATGAACACGAAAACCAAAGGGAAGGTCTCACTCAATCTGGAAATCGAACCGTTTGATGAGAACCGTGTGAAAATCAAACACAAACTCTCATATGTTCGCCCGACTAACCGCGGGAAAATTTCCGAAGAAGACACCACCGAAACGCCGATGTATGTCAATCGCGGTGGTCGCCTGACTATTCTGCAGGAAGACCAGGGACAATTACTGACTCTTGCCGGTGAACCTGACGGAAAACTCCGCGCAGCAGGTCGTTAATATCGTTCTTAATAAACTGATTATTTATCTCATCACTGAATATCTTTATATAGTGAGGACTTATTATGTCTCAGAACTTAGACGCAACCGCAATTAATCAAATCCATGCCCTTATTTCTGCTCAGGGTGTTAATGAAATTATCAGTAAGATTGGTGCCGATGCTGTGGCATTGCCTGAGAATTACCGCATTCATGATCTGGAAAAATTTAATTTAAATCGTTTCCGTTTCCGTGGTGCGCTTTCCACTGCCAGCATCGATGACTTTACCCGTTATTCTAAAGATCTTGCAGATGAAGGCACCCGCTGCTTTATCGATGCCGATAATATGCGTGCCGTCAGTGTGCTTAACCTGGGTACTATTGATGAGCCAGGTCACGCAGATAACACTGCCACTCTCAAACTGAAAAAGACAGCACCGTTCTCTGCTCTGTTGTCTGTTAACGGCGAGCGTAACTCCCAGAAGTCACTGGCAGAATGGATCGAAGACTGGGCCGACTACCTTGTGGGCTTTGATGCTAATGGTGATGCCATTCAGGCAACAAAAGCGGCTGCGGCAGTCCGTAAAATCACGATTGAAGCAAACCAGACTGCTGATTTTGAAGATAATGACTTCAGCGGCAAACGCTCCCTGATGGAGTCTGTCGAAGCGAAGACCAAAGACATTATGCCAGTGGCATTTGAGTTTAAATGCGTTCCGTTTGAAGGTCTGAAAGAACGTCCGTTTAAATTACGCCTCAGCATTATCACTGGCGATCGTCCGGTACTGGTTCTGCGCATTATTCAGCTGGAAGCGGTGCAGGAAGATATGGCTAACGAATTTCGTGATCTGCTTGTTGAGAAATTCAAGGACAGCAAAGTAGAAACCTTTATTGGGACTTTCACCGCCTGATTTCATTACTGCAAATGCCCCTGCGGGGGCATTTATGGAAACGTAATTGACTCAATAATCGCCTGAAGGCGAGGGTTTTCTTTAACCAAAATTCAGCGCGGTGCAGCGCATATAACGTGGAGAACAAAATGTCATTTATTAAAACTTTTTCCGGGAAGCATTTTTATTATGACAGGATAAATAAAGACAACATCGATATTAACGATATCGCGGTTTCCCTTTCAAATATCTGTCGCTTTGCCGGCCATCTTTCACACTTCTACAGCGTCGCCCAACATGCGGTGCTTTGCACTGATGAATCCCCTAATGATTTTGGTAAAAATCATTAAGTTAAGGTGGATACACATCTTGTCATATGATCAAATGGTTTCGCGAAAAATCAATAATCAGACAACAAGATGTGCGAACTCGATATTTTACACGACTCTCTTTACCAATTCTGCCCCGAATTACACTTAAAACGACTCAACAGCTTAACGTTGGCTTGCCACGCATTACTTGACTGTAAAACTCTCACTCTTACCGAACTTGGCCGTAACCTGCCAACCAAAGCGAGAACAAAACATAACATCAAACGAATCGACCGATTGTTAGGTAATCGTCACCTCCACAAAGAGCGACTCGCTGTATACCGTTGGCATGCTAGCTTTATCTGTTCGGGCAATACGATGCCCATTGTACTTGTTGACTGGTCTGATATTCGTGAGCAAAAACGACTTATGGTATTGCGAGCTTCAGTCGCACTACACGGTCGTTCTGTTACTCTTTATGAGAAAGCGTTCCCGCTTTCAGAGCAATGTTCAAAGAAAGCTCATGACCAATTTCTAGCCGACCTTGCGAGCATTCTACCGAGTAACACCACACCGCTCATTGTCAGTGATGCTGGCTTTAAAGTGCCATGGTATAAATCCGTTGAGAAGCTGGGTTGGTACTGGTTAAGTCGAGTAAGAGGAAAAGTACAATATGCAGACCTAGGAGCGGAAAACTGGAAACCTATCAGCAACTTACATGATATGTCATCTAGTCACTCAAAGACTTTAGGCTATAAGAGGCTGACTAAAAGCAATCCAATCTCATGCCAAATTCTATTGTATAAATCTCGCTCTAAAGGCCGAAAAAATCAGCGCTCGACACGGACTCATTGTCACCACCCGTCACCTAAAATCTACTCAGCGTCGGCAAAGGAGCCATGGGTTCTAGCAACTAACTTACCTGTTGAAATTCGAACACCCAAACAACTTGTTAATATCTATTCGAAGCGAATGCAGATTGAAGAAACCTTCCGAGACTTGAAAAGTCCTGCCTACGGACTAGGCCTACGCCATAGCCGAACGAGCAGCTCAGAGCGTTTTGATATCATGCTGCTAATCGCCCTGATGCTTCAACTAACATGTTGGCTTGCGGGCGTTCATGCTCAGAAACAAGGTTGGGACAAGCACTTCCAGGCTAACACAGTCAGAAATCGAAACGTACTCTCAACAGTTCGCTTAGGCATGGAAGTTTTGCGGCATTCTGGCTACACAATAACAAGGGAAGACTTACTCGTGGCTGCAACCCTACTAGCTCAAAATTTATTCACACATGGTTACGCTTTGGGGAAATTATGAGGGGATCTCTCAGTGCTTTGCAGCCAGCTGGTACCGCAGGAATTTGCTTTTGAAGCGTTAATGCATGATGCAACAGAAGCGTATTGCCAGGACATCCCGGCTCCACTGAAACGCCTTCTTCCTGACTATAAACGGATGGAAGAAAAAATAGACGCCGTAATCCGTGAGAAATACGGGTTACCCCCGGTTATGAGTACACCCGTGAAATATGCCGATCTCATCATGCTGGCAACCGAACGCCGCGATCTCGGGCTTGATGATGGCTCTTTCTGGCCTGTGCTGGAAGGTATCCCGGCAACAGAGATGTTCAACGTGATTCCACTGGCTCCAGGCCATGCCTACGGGATGTTTATGGAACGCTTTAACGAATTATCGGAGTTACGCAAATGCGCATAAATGTTTTCGAAATGGAAGGGTTTCTTCGCGGGAAATGTGTACCGCAAGATCTGAAAGTGAACGAAACAAATGCTGAGTACCTGGTACGTAAATTCGACGCGCTTGAAGCTAAATGTGCGGCACTGGAAAGCAAAATAATACCAGTGTCAGCTGAACTGCCACCAGCAAATGAAAGTGTTCTGTTATTTGATGCTAACGGAGAAGGCTGGCTGATTGGCTGGCGTTCTCTCTGGTACACCTGGGGACAAAAAGAAACCGGAGAATGGCAGTGGACATTTCAGGTCGGGGACCTTGAAAACGTCAATATCACTCACTGGGCAGTAATGCCGAAAGCACCAGAGACTAAGAAATGAGCGTGATAAAAACTCATACAGGAATTGTTATCACCCGAGACGGTGAAAAGCGGATGAAATTACATTCCACTGAAACGTCCTGGGTTGCCGGACGTTGTGAATCCTACGACAAAAAGACTGGTTACCGTTGGGGGGCACCTAACATGCGTCGCCGTCTGCTACTGGACAGCATCAGGCCAATAAAACAGGTAGCAACCAGGGAACAAAATTAATTATCAGGACTGGAATTTGATATTACTGCCCGTGTGCAGCGGGCTAAGTGGAGAAACATATGCTGAACCTCGATTGTGTTCCAATCTCAACTTATTGCAAAGAAACTGGCGAAACTCCTGAAGCAATAAACAAACGTGTACAGCGCGGTGTTTGGCGTGAAGGTGTTCAGGTTTTAAAGGTTGAAGGCGTTAAGGAGAGGTGGATTGATCTTAGTGAGGTTGCAAAATGGGCCAGACAAAACTGCTCAAACTACCGCGCGGCGTAACAATCAGGAAACACCGCCTGGGCGAAACGATCAATATAACTTTCACCTATAAAGGAGTTAAATGTCGTGAGCCTCTTTCCAATCTGGAAGTAATACCAAAGAACATAAAATACGCCGAGCGCACACTCGGCGAAATTCATAATAAGATCGAAAGGGGAACATTCATTTATGCGGAATATTTTCCCCGTTCTGCTCGTTTGAAAATTTTTGGTAATGCTGCTGCAGGCAAAACGGTAAAAATGTACCTGGACGAATACCTTGAAATCTGCGAAACGAGAAAACTTTCACCCTCTACGATTGGTGGTTATAAAAAATGCCGTAGTGCGTTAGCCTCACTCCACATTTGCCCTGCAAGTGAATTAACACCAGCAATCCTGAAAGCGTGGATTCAAAGCCAGAAAACGACCTTAAAAACAATTCGCAACCAGTTATCTTTCCTGCGGTCAGCACTTGATGAAGCCGTAACCGATGGGGTACTTCAAATTAACCCCGTATCGTTGGTAACTGCTTCGCGCTACCAAAGTGATAAGTCAGAAGCAGAAAGCAGCTACGTGGTTGATCCGCTATCACCAGCAGAAGTTGATGCATTACTAGCAGCAGCCGGAAACAAACAATGGGAAAATCTGTTCCGGTTCGCTATACATACAGGCCTGCGTAGTTCTGAATTATGTGCCCTTCGATGGCGTGATATCGACTTTGTTGGAAAAACTGCCCATGTCCAGAGCGCAAGTGTTGTCGGTGTTATCAAAGGGACAAAGACAAAAGCAGGTACTCGGAAAGTTGAACTGACAGAAGAGGCAATGTTGGCGCTGATAAATCAGAAGCCATTTACATTCATGAAGGATGCTACTGTCTTTGAAGATCCAAAGACCAATAAGCCTTGGGCAAGTGCTGATGCAATTAGGAAAAAAGCATGGGTGCCAACATTGCGAAAAGCAGGTATTCGTTACAGAAACCCATATCAAACCAGGCATACATTCGCCACCAGCCATATCAGCCGAGGAGCAAACCTGTTTTGGCTTGCAGCTCAAATGGGGCATAAAGGGCCGGAGATGCTTTTCAGGCACTATGGTTCGTATCTTAAAGAGTATGATAACTTTACATCGATAAATCATTTGCATAATCATAATTAATATTTAATAATCCCCGCATTTTTAAAATCGGGGATTTAAAGTTGATTACAATTACATTCGACAAACTAATCACCTACATATCTTCAGTTGGTACTTTCATTTCAGCAATTGCTGCATTATATGCAATATGGTTAACGATATTTCAAAGAAGGCTCTCTTATAAACCCAATTTAGTGATAGACACTTTAAATGTCAAGATGAATGTTAACGATTTCAACGGTTTTCATGTTGATATCTTACAAGCCCCTACGCTTCCACAAACAAAATTTTCAAACATAGGATTGGGGGCGGCAATTTCACTTAGATATCATTGGGATTTTAATTATAAAAAAACATAAATCTATACTTAGAGTTGTTTTCGAAAAAATTCAAAAAAGAAGATAAATCTTTTACAACCGACTCCCAGTATGGAATGTTCAAAATAATAAAAGAAAGAAAAGTATATATGTACAATACTTTATCGACACCTTACGATATTGATTTTTCGTTACCATATAGTATAGATAAGAAGTCAAAAAACATTTTTGTACCAACCGCGGCAATTGATATTCTATTGAATATAGCATATCTTTCACATAGACTTAAATTAGTCGGTTCTTCATCATTCACTGGTCCAAAATTAATTATTGAATATCAAGATATAGAGGGTAAAACTAAAAAAGTCACTTGGCAAACAAAATTGGAACGTGGAGTGGCACGTTTCAGTGGTGATAATATGGAGGCAGATTTTGCACTACGGTTTACACCTGTACCAGAGAAATGGACTACAAAAGGTCTAGAGAAGATACGCAAAAGCGCCGCAAACGCCATGTTCAGATAAATATATAATTAAAACAACAGGTTAATATTTTTCAGACACGGGTTCAACTCCCGCCAGCTCCACCAAAATTCTCCATCGGTGATTACCAGAGTCATCCGATGAAGTCCTAAGAGCCCGCACGGCGCAAGCCCTGCGGGCTTTTTTGTGCCCTCAATTTGTCCCGCGAAGTCCGAAGAAAACTAATTAAATCCGATCCTTTTAGGCACCTTGTTAGGCACCTCATAAAGCTTTATTGTTTTTTGAGGTGCCTAAAACTATGGAAACCCGGCAATGGCAAGACAAACCAAACCTCTATCCGTTAAAGAAATAGAATCAGCCAAACCCAAGGAGGCGGACTACGTTCTCTATGATGGCGATGGCCTTGAGCTACTCATTAAATCCAGCGGGAGTAAAATCTGGCAGTTTCGCTACATTCGCCCTGTCACCAAGAAACGAGCAAAGAAGAGCATAGGCTCCTACCCGTCAGTTACCCTTGCCGATGCCAGAAACTACCGTGCAGAGTCCCGCTCACTACTGGCTAAACAGATCGATCCGCAGGAACATCAGCAAGAACAATTGCGCAGTTCGCTGGAAGCCAAAACCAACACTTTCCAACTCGTAGCTGAACGTTGGTGGAATGTGAAGAAAGCCAGTGTGACAGAGGACTATGCGGAAGATATCTGGCGCTCTCTTGAAAGAGACGTCTTTCCTGCGATTGGCGACGTTAGCGTTACAGATATTAAAGCTCATACACTGGTTCAGGCCGTACAACCGGTTCAGGCCAGAGGAGCACTGGAAACTGTTCGTCGCCTGTGCCAACGTATTAATGAGGTCATGATCTATGCCCAGAACACAGGGCTGATTGATGCTGTTCCCAGCGTTAATATCGGTAAAGCCTTCGAGAAGCCTCAGAAAAAGAACATGCCCAGCATTCGACCGGATCAGCTACCTCAGTTAATGCAGACGATGCGAACAGCCAGCATTAGCCTTTCCACACGCTGCCTGTTCATGTGGCAACTTCTTACTATTACCCGCCCTGCCGAAGCGGCTGAAGCTCTCTGGGAAGAGGTAGACATAGAAGCGCGAGAGTGGAAGATTCCTGCAGCACGCATGAAAATGAACCGCGACCATACTGTTCCATTGTCAGATGAAGCAATTGCGATACTAGAGATGATGAAGCCGTTAAGTGGAAATCGAGAATTTATCTTTCCCAGCCGCATCAAGCCAAACCAGCCGATGAACAGTCAGACCGTAAACGCATCGCTAAAACGCGCAGGTTTTGGTGGGGTGCTCGTTTCACACGGCCTGCGATCTATCGCCAGTACAGCCCTTAATGAGCAGGGATTTCCACCTGATGTTATTGAGGCTGCACTTGCTCATGTGGATAAGAATGAGGTTCGTCGTGCGTATAACCGTAGTGATTATCTTGAGCAGCGACGGCCTATGATGCAGTGGTGGGCTGATTTTGTGATGGCTGCAGATCACGGTAGTATGATTGAAGGAGGGATAAAGGCAATGCGGTTAGTTGGATGA